TACACATAGACATCATGCACAAGTCTGCAAGATTATCTCCACCTTCTGATACAAGGAACCTGTCATCAGGGAACTCATTAGTACACCATTCAGGATCGTCAGAAAAAACAATAACAGTACGGGAAGAATCGAACTTCTCCAGTGCAGCATCATAGTATTCCTTTGGACAAGGGGGATGATTATCTGAGTTAGTTATATAGTCACCACGTCTGACATGTAAAGAGATAGGATCCTTTACAGTATCCATCATCTGCTTACAAGGTCCATGTATATCATTCTTGAATGTAAAGTCTTCACGTATCTCATCTTCTATATGTTCAAACCATCTAGTACTCTGTAGATATCCATACACATTATGATTGTCAGGCATGTTCTCAAACAACTGCTCATCAAAATGAAAGAATCTTTCCTGTACGTATGCACCAGGTAAGGTTCTGATATCTGTAAGACCTGTTAACTTAAATGCTTCAAAGAGTTGATGATCATTCCATTCATCTTTAAAATCACTTGGTGGAATACAAAAATCATATCCTTTATGTGCTGCTATGCCACGGAGTCCAGCATACTGAAACATCTGGTTACCCAGTCTTCCATGTCTGCCTAGATGATTAAACCCGATTGTCATGTTTCTCTTTTAAATAAAGTTTTTCTTCAGGTAGTAGATGATCGTAAGATCTTTGAGTTTGATTCTTGTGTTCCCTGTTAGAGATATGATAGTCCTTTAGTAGTACTGGTTCACCATACTTATACAGTCTGTAATACATGTCACAGTCCATAAGCATAACAAGTTTCTCATCAAAGTATTCATCAAGACCTTTCCTCAATGCAAGGATAGAAGGAGAACTTAATGTGTTAACACCTTCTAACAACTTATCATTCCAGACAGGATGCTTTGGATTGTAATGAGTTGTACCATTATCTAGGGTGTGTGCAAAACCTGTTACCGCCCAGTCTACACCAGGTTTAAATGCTTTGTCAAGTTCCTCTACTAGGTTCTTAGTTAGTATAAAATCATCCTGAAATAATATCTTTAGGATGTCACCGTCTCCATGACGTATTGCATTGTTAGTATTAGCAGAAATATTCCCCAAGTTATCTTGGTTATGAACGTAATTGATCTCGAAGACATCTGAATACTCCTCACAGGCTTGATAAACATTCCCAAATGGGTCAACTGAATGGTCTGATATCCATACATTAAAATCTTTATTTGTTTGCTGACTCAATGCAAAGAATATATCAAAGAGATACTGTTTCGCCTTACCTTTAGATTCATAGGTAGGAATACAAAAAGAAACTCGTGTCATATTTTAGGTATCTCTAAGCGTGATAGTAATGGTAGCACATTGTTCTCTACTTTGTCAGCAATCTTATCTACTATGCTGATATCAATATCTAAGAACGGTGGAATAATACCAAGCAATCTTAGTGTACCATCAAGGAACAATGCAAGGCAGGTGAACCCAAGAATCATACTGATGATTGTTGCTTCTCTATTATGCTTTGCCATTGATGCTTCATCAATAGCCCTTGCTTCATCAACGGCAGCCTTTATTAGTATGTCCACTTCCTCCTTTGTGTAGCAAAGGTGGGGTAGAATTTGTCGGATTGCTTCTTCGGTCATAGGTCTAAGAGTAGTTCATATGCCTCACAATTACCATGACGTAGAGTATCACGTAGTTCTTTATCTATTGACTTATGTATGTACCATTCCTCCATAGTACAGTTACTATTCCTAAGATTGGTTCCAACACGGTCATAGTCATGCTGCTCAAATATATCTCGATGTGCAAATATATCTCCCCACTGCCTATAAGCATCATGCTCATAGGTAATGCAGTTGAAGGATAATTTATCTAATGGAAACCTCTTCAAGCATTCTAATGTAATCTCTGGTGGTTCAAGATCAAATGATAGGTAGTCCATGTGGTGTGGTAAACCTAGTTCATCTACTGTAGCAACATAATCAAACTCTAATGCATCAGCCTGATACATTGGTGTCAGTGGTCTTACAGGCATACCATGCTTGTCCATCCACATACCAGCAAGTTCTTTATCTAACTCAATAGAGAATCCTTCCCACTCATAGTTCTTCTCAAGAAGCCATGTGTTGTTACCTATAAATGGTTGAGCACCACCTATCTCTATGAATGTACCATGATCCTTTGCATCATTCACACATAGTGCAAAGATGTCTTGCCATACCTGTGAATAGTTTTTCCTAATACGTTTAAGTCCTTCGGGTGCTACACGTAGGAACCCGAAGTCTTTAGTGATGTAATTAGTTTGACCTGACCCGTTTAACGGCATTGGATTTCACGTCCTCAATAATAAATCTGGTTAACCTAGGGACAACATCGTTGTCACTGTGGAATTTCTTAGCGACTTGGTAGTTGTCTTCTATCGCTTCCTTCCTACTATTATAGTAGTCTTCATTGATAGTGTCAAATATAGTATTGAGATCCTTGATATCAGAAAATGTTATAACCCCATCCATATTAAAGAAAGAAGATAGGTTGGGACATCCGTAGTAGATAGGTATAGTCTTACTAGCAAAGCAATCAATAATCTTTTCTGTGAAATAATTTTTCTGTCTTGAATTCTCTGCTGCTATGTGGAACATAGCACTCTCAAAGAAATCATTTCTTCTTTCATGGAATGGTGGTGAGATATGCTGGTATATCTCTAGTCCATGCTTTGTCTCATCAATAGGTGCTAGTGCTTCATGTATTGCTAGACGTAACTGATGACCAGGTGTCTGAATCTTACTGCTAGTAACGAAAGTTATATGTGGTTTCTTATGTATCTTTAAATCTTTAAAGTCTAACCAACTAGATCCCCAACAGAATAGTTCTGCCTGTTCATAGGTATCAAGTACAGACTGTGTAAACGTATAGATTCTATCGAAATCATGTGCTGATCTCAATGCCCCTTCATTAACAGTAGGAGCTATTGCTATAGGTTCTGCTAAGAACAGTACCCTATAGTCTGCGTCCTTATCATAGGTAAGATTATCAACTGATATACTTACCTTAAAGTCATCAAAGTCTAAACCTTTGTCACCCCAAGGGTTCCACCATAGATGTTGAATAGATGCTTTCATCGGATCTCTTGAAAATGATAATGGAAACCAAACGTTTCTTTCTCTGAGTCTGGTAAGGTATCTTCACGTGCAAACTTGGAGGCAACATTTACGGGTGCAAATTTACATCCTTCTTCTATGAACAAGTGTCGGTTGTGAACACATATATTGCCATCCTCATTATATAGTCCAGCGTTCATGTGTTTGTAGAAGTCTCCTACATTTACTTCCCATGGTATCTCACGATGCTTTGGTACATCTAAGAGTTTCTTAGACCGTAAGGAAAAACCTCCGTTTCCAACACGTTGATTCCTTCCCCATGGATCGAGATAGGCAGTAGGATCATCTCTCCAAGGTGCTCCGATGTAGTCATACTGGAGCCATGTATCGTCCCAAAGCCAAGGACGTATAACATAACCGTCAGGATGAATGAGAAGACTGTGTGATGTCTCCACGTGATTACCGAGATTGTAAATGCAGTAAAAATTAAAATCATTAATAGAATTGATTGGGTATACTTCTTCATACACTGCCTGATCACATAAACCTTCGGGTCTACCTTTACTACTAAGGAACTTTACAGCACCCCATTCTATCTGTTCACATGATTTGTTGACAGCATAAGTTGCCTCTGGTATATCCAGATCAGCAAGCATCAACAATGTAACGTCAGGAATTTTTTGCATTCTTAACTGCTCTGTTGAATACTGAGAACAAGTCTAACAGGTTAAGGTCTAAATTCATAGCCCTATCACACAAGTCTTGACTACTTGTAAGTAATGTCTTAGTAACATCGGCAAAATCATCCACCCACAGTACAGGATAGTCCTTGTATAGTTCTTGTAAGTAGTCTGACTTCTTCATGATAGGTACACGCTTAAGATATAATACTTCCCAGTTCCTATGACAGTCTACACCATTACCTTGTGGACATATCATAAACTTATGATCCTGTATATCCCTACAGTATATGTCATAGGGTACACGTTCACCTACTGTGGCAAATTTTTTCTTTGAGAATCTTTCTCTAATATTACCTCGCTCTGAGATATTAGTATGCTCTGCATGATTAATATAAAGGAGTTTCTTTGGTTTGATATCCTTTTCCATTGCTGTCTGGAGAATACCAAGTCTGTTGTCGCTTGGATGTATGATGCGTTGGACACCATATGGAAATGCATGTACCTTACCACCAAATCCGACAGCATTTGTTCCATAAATTGCCTTAACATTTTTTGGTATCTTATCATGTATGTCCTCCGTGATAGGTGTGTCTTCCAAATTGGTAAAAATTATAAAATTTTTCTTAGGAAATGCAGCACATGTCTTAAGCAAATCATTATCTTTCATCAGATTGTCAACCCATTTCTGGTCAGACTCATTGTCTGCTTCAATAGGTCTGTTGTACAATCGGATGTTATCTATAAACAATGTAAAGAATTTCTTTCTCTTCTTAAGAAGAGTTATCAATTCTGTATTGCTAGGGTCTGCTTGCTTCATAAAAGAACCAGGCACTCTACCAATACAACCTGCTTGGTCACCGAAAGAATAATCGCAGTGGTTTGATACTGCTACACCTTCTATAATATTCATCCTCTAATCCACTGTGCTAGTTTATCTTGGTTCTCTACAATATAATCAGGGAAAGTATGGTCAATCTTTACAGTCTCTGGTTTGTAGAGATAGTCTCTACCAAATGGATCTACACCTTTAGCAATACGTTCCTCCATACTATCTCTGAACTGTGGTAGGTTATTCTCTTGATGTTCATAGGCATCCATCTTAGCACGTACAGTATCAGCATCACCAAAGAAACTCCAATGCCATTGAGCATTCATAATTCTAAAGGCATGTTCATGTGACTGCCTCAAAGCATCCACACTCATAGTCTTCAGCATCTTCATGCTGCATATCCTAGTACCCATCCATTCCTTTTCACATAATAGATTCAAGTAATAATAATATACAGGACCAACAGTTACATAATGTCTGTCTGGATTATAGATCTGTTCTATGAATGGTCGTATAATTCTAGGGTTAGCAATCTCATCTGCATCACTTGTAAATATAATATCTTCATCTTTAGCATGCTCTAGTAGTGCATAGATTGCTGAGTCCTTATGGAAACATGCACGTTGATAGTGTAGTGGTAACTTGTTAATACCTTCACTAATCATATCTCTATGATATGGTACACCTGTCCAATACTTTTCTAACGATCCACCATCATCTTCTACTACATGGTGTATGATTTTATCTTCCCACTTAGCAAACCGTTCACGATTCTCTGCAAAGATTAAAGGTTTCTTCTTACCAGTGAATGTAATAGGTGCTTCATTAATAACAAAGTAGTCTACCTCATCACCTAGAATATTCATTCTAAGTTCTAGTAAATCTAATTCATTAAAGAATGTTATTGTGTCAAAGATTTTCATAGTACAAAATTTAATAACAAGTCACGGTGTTCATCTGTGTTTTTCCAATCACCTGGTTGTAGGTAGTTATTCAACTTCAGAACATTTACATTAATATCAGTGTTCACCATCATAATATAGTTTAAGTGTTCTGTCAATCTTAAGTCAGTACAATAGAAGTTCTTTACCTTATCACTACACAAAGCAGCAGCAATAGCAAAGGTTCCTACACCTGAGTTTGCTAGGTGAGTAGCACCCATGAGTGTAGCAAAGTCTTCCTCAACAGACTTAGACTGTACTGTTACCTTTGGATCTCTTCTTAATATATCAACGATAGGATTGTTATTGTCAGGTTCTGTTACTACTATCGCCTTGGGAAAGCCGCTAAGTAGTTCCCTATAAAAATCAAGAGGAGCAGGAGTATACTGATGCCCGTTAGGATGAACTTGGTCAAAAATATCTCCACTCCTAATATGAATAACAATGCAATCGTCAGGTACGTCCACTCGTGGTACTTGTAACTGGGGTGAAATAAATGTCTTACAAATCCTACGCATGTTCGCATAGATGTACTCAGGAGGTATGGCAACCTCCTTGTACGGACCTTCCCA